TGATTAGAGTTTCTTGAAGAGAAAAAGCTGAACCTGGAGTTACTACTTTCCATCTTGGAACTGCTTCGAGATTTGGTGAAGTCCAACTAAAACTTACCCCTCCAACAGTTTGTTCTGTAAGAGTTGTAGCTGTAGGGTTGATATATCCATTAAGATCATTGCTTTCAATATTATGTCCTGATGCAGAATACGAATATCCTGTGCGATATTGATGGCTAGTAATCGTTTCATTTATTACTGATTCTGAAGTCGAGCTGGTTTGAGAACTACCCGAACGAAATTGTGGAACTACAGGAACAGCAAGTGTTCTTATAGGACATAATAGTAAAACTAGTAACCAAAGTCTAGTCAATCGTAATACGGACAGTAGTAGAACCAATACAACTTGTTCCGCTACCTCCTGCTGTACAAGTATGAATTCCTGATGAAACTGATGTTAAGGCTAAGTTTCCTGCTGTTCCTCCTGAGATAACAGTAGTTTGACCTCCAAGAACAGGGAGACTTGCTATACCGCTTGATGGAGTGATTGCTGATTGTGTTACGTCACCAGCCTGATATGACTCCGATAGTGAAAACGCTGACCCAGCAGTTGTAACTGATTTATTTGTATTAACTAAAGCTGGTACTCCATTACTTAAGCTGCTAAGATTTAAACCACCTATCCCATTTGTTACTACACTATCTCCTGTTCCTGTTGAAGTGGTGATATTATTTCCGCTTATGCTGTAGCTTGATGGGGCTGCATTAGTAATTACATAAGGCGAGTCAATGGATATTTGTGCAGACGTTACAAATTCCTGTTTAATATTGGCAAAAGCAGCCGATGGTAAAAATAAAAGTAAAGCAAATAGTTTTTTCATTTGATACCTACTTTAGAGTTCTTATTATCTACTATAGTATCTTTTTTCTTTTTTATGGAAAAACCTAGTGATGCTGTACTTGCTGAAAAAATACTTGCAATAAATGTCGGGTCAAAATCTACTATTTTTTTGCCAGATGGCGGTTCATAGTATGAAAGGGATAAAAGTGTTGCCGACCACAAAAGTACGCAAACTTTCACAATGGTTTCGACTTTGCTAGGCTCTTGATCTTCCATGAAAGTTAAGATTCTTGTCCAATACTAGCATTTTAGCTATGTTTGGGAAGTAACACATATTTTTTCTATGTATAAGATACTAAAACCAATTTTAATGACATTTTTAACGACAACTGCTGTTAAAAGGTTAGTAGTGGATTTATTAAAATCAATTGCCAAGCAAACTACAAATACACTTGATGATAAAGCGGTTGAAATTTTAGAAAAACAACTTTTTCCCTAACATGAAAATTACTAAATTTCTCAACATAGATATTGAGCCAGCTCCCCCAGAAATGGAATTAGAGATTGAAATGCAGTGTAGAGAAATTATGAAAGCTAATGATTTAGATAATGTCAAAAGATATTGCACTCATATGGTTAGAAAGAAATTTGATCAAGATATTTTTATGGCTTCTTTATTGAACAGACTTATAGAATTGGAAGCCGAAAGAGTTGTTCAGCAAATGAGAAAAGAAAAGAAAAAACCTGTTAATCCGATAAAGAAATTCTTTCGTATTCTCTAATCTCTTCATCAGTAAAATCTTTAATCAATAATTTATCAATTTTATCAACTTCATAATTAAATTTTAGTACAGCAGTTCTTATGTGTTCTGTAACCCAACGACCTTAATCCTAAATAACCTGTGCTTTGCCATTATCTTTTATAAAAACATAATGATCCTGTCCTTTCATTTGAATTTCTAAAAAGTTCTTTTCTAAATTTTTACGTCTTATATTTTTAAGTTTGCGTAATTTAAGGATTGATTTTCTAACTGGTTTCATTTGAAATAAAGATCATGTACTCGTTGTAATGGGATTGCAGCTACAGCTGGAACAATACTATTGCCTAGGGCTTTAGTTCTGTCCACCCGATTGGATAACCCATAACTTCCTCTAGGAAGTATGGGCTTACTGACATATGATCGCCAGTTTGGGTCAAGACGTCTGGTATGTTTCGCTGACCATATTCCTGATTCCATTTTACTGAGGATCTTCCTTTGTAATCCCTCGCTGTTGGAGTCGGTAACATTCCCCTCAAGTGATCGAACAATTCTACTGTCTGAGGATTCACTGCTTCCCGAAGATTTGCTAACTTGGTTCTGCCTTTCCTGTGAACTTGAGTTTGTTTCATCATCGACCTCATTGATCGTGGAGGAAGATGATCCATAGTCGTTGGTGTAGGCAACGCACCACCACCTTGAACGTCTGTGGGCTGCTCCCAGTGAACTTGCAGATATAATTGACCATTCTGCATCGTACCCTGCTTCGGAAAGCTCTCCGAGAACGATGTCCAATCCGTTATTAAGGATCGCTGCCACGTTTTCCATGACAACGAATTTTGGTCGTACCAGGCGTATGACTCTGATGAGTTCGTAAAATAAACCTGATCGGGATTGGTCTGTAATTCCTTCTCTTCTTCCTGCAACACTGATGTCTTGGCAGGGGAAACCTCCTGTGATGACATCATATTGTCCAGGGTAAGCTGTGAAGGTTTTGATATCGTCATGGCAGGGAACTTTAGGAAAATGTTTTTTTAAAACTTTTTGACAGAAAGGATCAATCTCTACAAATTGAGTGGTCTCAAATCCTCCGACAAGTTCATGTGCAGCATAAGAGAAACCACCGATACCTGCAAAAGTATCAAGAATTTTTAAAGTTTCTATCAAAATGCCATTTGATTTAAATCAGGGGCATCTTCGACCTTTTGTGGATTAATATTGCCAAATACTCCGTATGGCCCTTCCATCGCTTTACTGTAGATTTGTATACATTGAGTTTTAATTTCTTTTCTTTGCTTGAAATCATAAACTTTTTTCTCCGATGCTTTTGTATTTACAAGGTTCTTTAAATGATCTATCAAGTGTGTAACAGATTCAACTGGAATTGTTAAACCCAACACTTCTTTTTCTGGATCGAATCTATCTGTTCCTATAGACCATTTGATAGGAAGAGGTAAAGCTGGATTGAATTGAGAATTAGTCATTGAAATAATTTTGAAGAATTTTTTTAATAAATTGATTGGGAGGAACATTATTGTCTTTGCAATATGTTCTTATTTGTTTTGCAAGAAGATCATCTGTACGAATTGAAAAGATGTTTCTGTTGTAATCTTTATGGCGATCTAGCTTGCGTTCGTGAAGTTGATCTAGAACTTGTCTCCCTGCAAATTCCGCTTCTTCCTGAGTCATAGAGTTGAATCAATTTCATTTATTAGAAGTGTAAGGAACTGACCTTGTTCGGCAGTTCTTATGTCAGCAGGGCCAATCTTTTCAGATGTAATCCCAAACTGAGATTTGTATTTGTTAAGAACTTCATCTTTTTTCTTGGGATACTTTTCAGATAAGTTCATAATCTTCTGTACGACAGCTTCTAAAGCAGGTTGTGCTATAGGCTTACCATAATCTTTATCTTCAATGGATTCAACAGGTTCAGGTTCTTGTTTAGGTTTTGTAGGAGTTCTTGAAATACCTTTTTTAGTTGGAGGTGCTTTTGTTAAAGATTGAGCATCATCATCTTCTCCAGCCAATCCATACATTGCTAAAAGAGAATATCTTCTAGCATAAGTAATTGCTTTACCTACTTCCTGATGCTCATTGGTCACATTTTTTGTAACTTTAGGAACTGGATACTCACTGACTTCTTCCTGCCCAGAAACGTGCATTAATTTTGTGACGATGATAGTAATTACTTCACCCTCTGGAGTTAACACATATTTCAATGGTTGAATATGGCATAGTCCGTATTCTGTAGCTGGTTGAACAGCTAATAATGCCTGTCCTAATGTTGTGTAATTACTTTTATAAAAAGGATTTTTACCATCTCTGCCCGCAGCATGGTGTTCTCGTTGAAAAGCTGTAAGAGCCTCGGCAAGATTTTTGGTAGAATCTGCTGTAGATTTCTTGGTGGTCATGTTTAATTAGTATTAGTAAAC